CTTGATGTAACGGCGGCACTGACTCCGATTCAAATTACGGACTCAGTGTATAACATACTGGGTGGCGCGACTAATACAACTCGCCAACTTGCAATGAGCGTTCCAGCAGTAGCAAGAGCTCGTAACATTATCTGCGGCACTATCGGATCACTACCGCTCACAACTTTCAATCGCATTACTGGTCAATATGTAGATCCGCACCGCGTTATTAATCAGCCTGATCCAAGAGTTGCTGGTTTTGTTATCTATAACTGGCTGGCTGAGGATATTTGGTTTTATGGCGCAGGTTATGGCCAAGTTTTGGAAATGTATGCCGCAACTGATGGAGGCCGCGTTCGCGCTTGGACTCGCATTAGTCCTGATCGCGTAACTGTGAACACAGATTTTAGAAATACAGAAATTACTGGATATAAAGTAGATGGGATGGCCGTTCCGCTAAGTGGAGTGGGATCTCTCATTCGTTTTGATGGACCTGATGAAGGATTTTTACACAGAGCTGGTAAGACTGTGGCTGCTGCTGTTTATTTAGAAAATGCTGCTGTTAATTACGCCAAAGAACCTGCACCTTCAATGGTCATTAAATCAAATGGCACTAATTTAACTTCAGAGCGCATTTCATCATTACTAACTGCCTGGAAATCTGCTCGTCAAACTCGCTCAACAGCGTTTCTCAATGCTGATGTTGATTTGAAAGAATTTGGTTTTGATCCTAAATCACTCCAACTCGCAGAAGCCCGGCAGTATGTCGCGTTAGAACTTGCTCGCGCTGCTGGCATCCCTGCTTACTTCTTGAGCGCCGAAACAACTTCAATGACATACTCCAACGCGGTTTCAGAGCGGCGCTCACTTGTTGATTTCTCACTTCGCCCAATTCTTAAAGCGATTGAGGAGCGCCTATCACTACCTGACTTTGTACCCAATCCAGTGATGGTTCGTTTTGCCCTTGATGATTTCTTGCGCGGTAACGCATTAGAGAGAGCTCAAGTTTATGAAATCTTGAACCGCATCGGTGCAATGAGCATCGAGCAGATTCAACGCGAGGAGGATTTAATCCCTAATGAAAATTAATATGCCAATGACTGTGACCGCAGCCGATACTGTGAAGCGCACAATCAGCGGAACTATCGTCACCTGGAATGAGCAGGGCAACACCTCAGTTGGTCCAACAGTTTTCGCTGCTGAGTCAATTCAAATGAAACCTGTGAAGCTCCTTCTCGAGCACGACAGAACTAGACCCATAGGCAAACTCATCAGCCACCAAGTTTCAGACAAGGGAATAACGGCTGTATTTCGTATAGCTAACACAATGGCTGGCGAGGATGCATTAATTGAAGCCACCGAAGGTTTGAGAGATGGTTTTTCAGTCGGCGCACAGATTAACGAGTGGACCAACAATAAAGGCGTAATGCAAATTACTTCAGCAACCCTTGATGAGGTCAGCCTAGTCACTGATCCTGCAATTGATTCAGCTCGCGTATCTGAAGTTGCAGCATCAGAGAATGAAGCACCAAAAGAAGATTCTGAGTCAGCAACCGCTGAAGCAGACCAACCAACCGAAGGAGAACAAGTGTCAGACACTACCGTTCCAGCTCCTGCCGAAGAAACGGTAGAAGCTGCCAAGGTGGAAGCCGCTGCCCCTAAGCCAGCGTTTTACACCGCTCCTCGCCTTGAGTTCACAAAGGCTAAATATCTTGAGAATAGCGTTCGCGCTAAACTCGGTGATGATGTTGCTCGTCAGTATGTTATGGCTGCCGATGACACCACTTCAAACAACGCTGGCTTGATTCCAACTCGCCAACTAACTGAAATCATCAACCCACTATCAAACGCAGACCGCCCAGCTGTTGATTCAGTTTCTCGCGGCGTTTTGCCTGATGCTGGAATGTCATTCGAGATTCCAAAGCTAACCGCTGTCCCAACAGTAGGAGAAGAAGCTGAAGCAGCTGCAATTGATGAAACAGGAATGACAAACGAGTTCCTATCAGTTTCAGTCAAGAAGTACGCTGGCGGTCAGACATTCTCTGTAGAATTGTTAGATCGTTCATCTCCTGCTTTTTTTGATGAGCTCGTTCGTCAAATGGAATTTGCATACGCAAAAGCAACTGATGTCGCTGTAATCGCTGGTCTTGTTGCTGGCGGTACAGATGGCGGAAACCGCACACTTGATGCAGCTGGATTCCTAGATTTCGTATCAGATGCTTCAGTATCTGTTTATAAGGGAACACTAGGCACAGCAACCAACATTCTTGTTTCTCCAGAACAATGGGGCAACATTATGAATCTCGCTGATGCTGGCCGTCCGATTTATCAGAATCTAATCGGTCCATCTAACCAGGGCGGAAACCTAGATGGTCAATCCGTTCGCGGAAATGTATTGGGTCTAAACCTTCGCGTTGCTCGTAACCTAGCAACCGCAGCTCCAACTGGAGACAACTCAATCATCATCATCAACCCAGATGCATACACCTGGTATGAGTCAAGCCGCTTCCGTTTGCAGACCAATGTGGCACTAAACGGCCAAATTGAGGTTGCTTACTACGGCTACGGCGCACTTGCAACAAAGGTTGCAGCCGGTGCATACAAGTGGATGGTTGCATAACCCAAGCCTAAAGAGTTAGGCGGTCCGCTCCCGAGCCGCCTAACACCTCCGAAAGTAGAAAGGAAACGAGATGCCCACAATAGTTACAGCATCAGAGCTGCGTACCATTTTGGGTGTCTCGTCATCCTTATATTCAGATGCCTATCTCAATGACATTATTGATGCAACTGAATCAATTATTTTGCCAATGCTGGTCACTTACAAAGCACCAATCGCCGCCGCTGAGTTGTCAGACAATGTGGCTACAATCATCACTCAGGGCGAACACCCATTTTCTGTCGGACAATCTGTCGTAATCGCTGGCGTATCAGCAACCTTCAATGGCACCAAAACAGTCACAGATGTCTCTGATGATTACCTAGAATTTTCTTATGCACAAACTGCCTCCGATGTAATCCAATTTAATGTCATCCCTGCTGGTAGTGCGACACTAACTGGCGCATCAACTTATGTGGGCAATGCTGCCGTTGAAGCGGCGGTGCTATCTGTCGCTGTTCAAATCTTTCAAAACCGCACCGCAGGTGGTGGAGCAATCGAGGGTGTTGATTTCGCAGTCACCCCGTTCAGAATGTCTCGCGGATTACTTAGTTCAGTTTCAGGGCTACTCGGGCCTTATTTAGATGTTGAAGCGATGGCTCAATAATGCCAGCCAACACAATTGCCGACACTCGCGCCGCTATCAAAACAGCAATCGGTGCTGTGACCGCAAATGTTTATGATTTCGTACCTGAAACGCCTGTGGTCCCTTTCGCCGCAGTCGTACCTGGGGCACCTTATATGGAGTTCGATTTAATCAGTCGTTCTCCATTTCGGTGTCAATTAAATTTCGTTATTTCAGTGGGAGTTGCGTATTTTTCAAACCCTGCCTCACTTGGCAACCTTGAGGAGCTTACAAAAGCAATTGTCTCAGCAATCCCGACTGGCTATGAAGTTTCAGTAGTTGAATCACCTGTTGTCAATACTGTTGGCAATTCAACGATTTTAACCGCTGATATTCGCTTGAGCACTCGCTACGAGCAAACCACCTAACAAGGAGAATCAATGCCAACAACAGTGATCACTGGCCGCGATGTCACCTTCACCCTAGATGCAGCTGCATACGATGCTCAGGTGACCTCCGCGGTACTATCCTGCGAGACCATTATCGAGACTTACCAAACTCTCGATGGTCGCGCTTACAAGTCCACAGATAAGCAGTGGACCTTCACAATCGAACTATTGCAGGACTGGGGAGCAACCAGCTCTCTATTCGAGGCAATGTGGGCCGATGCTGAAACAGCACCAAACACCACACTTGCTGTGTCATTCACAGCCATATCAGGCGCAGTATTTGCTTTCAATGTACTGCCAATCTTCCCAAGCGCAGGTGGCGCAGCTCCTGGAGCTCTCACCGATACTTGGACAATGACAGTAGTCGGAACACCATCCGAATCATTTAGCTAAGAGGGAGATCGGGAGCAATGAAATTACCAATCACAATTGAATACAACTCAGGCGAATCTGCAACCTATGTGGCGCAGCCGCCTGAGTGGGCTAAATGGGAAAAGGCAACGGGTCACACTTTGGCTAAAGCTGAATCAGTGATAGGCATTTGGGACCTGATGTTTTTGGCATACAACGCTCACAAACGAGAGCAGGCAGGCAAACCAGTCAAGTCTTTCGAAATTTGGATGGAAACTGTCGCAGATGTATCAACTGGAGCGTCCGACCCAAAAGCCATAAGCCAGGAAGCGTAAGTTACACATTAGTTGAGCTTGCGCTTCGCACTGGCGTTCCAATGCAATACTGGGATGACGCGGACGATATAACCACTGCAATAGAGATTTTGGAGCGAAATGACTTACGAGCAAGGAATGGCTTATAATCGAAAAGAGCTTGCTCAACTCATCCGCGCATTTAAGGCTATGGACGCTGAAGCTACAAAAGTTGCAGCTGAAACTGGTTTTGAATTTTCTCAATGGACTGCTAATGAAATTCGGCAGGCTGGGTATAGCCGGTACATTAACCCAGCCGCAGTCCGTCGCATTGTTGATGGAGGATCAGTTTCGAAAACCTCAAAAGTCGGCCAAGTTTCGTACGGATTTGCTCGTCAGCGTTTTTCGGGC